AGGGCGGCATTTCGAAGCGCGGCGGCGGTGAGAGTGAATGATCGGATCGCGTCGGGCGACATACCCGTGGCGAGGTGTCAAAAAGAAAAGCCCGGCTGGGAAAGGCTCCAGCCGGGCTTTGCGGGTTGGGTGTCGGGGAATTACTTCTTCTTCTTTGGCGACTCTTCCATGCCTTCGACTTCAACGACGGCGCTGTGCTTTGAGGCGTGGCGCTTCAGAGTTTCGTTGAGTGATACGATGATGGTTTCGTCTGCGCTGAACTCACCGGCGACTTGCTTGGCTTTGAAGTCGGTGAGTTGCTCGGCGAGCGGGACGCTCGGCAGGTGCTTGACCTGCCAAGTGTCGCCGTTGCGTGCGAGTGTGATTCCAAGGCGCATGAGGCTTAGGCGCTGACGATGCGCTTGAGGGCGGCGGCGTGGCCGAGTGCGAAGCCATAGTTGACCTCGAGGACTTGCTTCTCGGTATCCGTGTCGGGATCGCCCCAGCTACGATACTCGATGGTGAGGCCGGTCTCTGGATCGACTGCCACTTCGTATGCTGTGAGGTGATTGCGAACGCCGGGCGATGGGGCTACTGGTGAGAAAGCAACCAAGATTGCCTCGGGGAGTGCAACCATTCCGACGAGGTTCTGCGAGTTACCGGGGATGAGGTTGGTGCCGATAACGTCGAAGCCGGCGATCTGTGGGAGGCGTCCGTTTTGGATAGCGGATGCGCTGCCGACTGCGGCGGCGTTTTTGATCGATGCGTCTTTGAGGAGAGCGCCTTCATAAGCGTTGTCGAGGATCATGACGCGGCTGGACTTCGCCCATTTGGCTTGGTCGAGTGCGGTCTTCATGGTGATCAAATCGTCGCTGTCGAAGCTGGAAGCTGCGCCGGTGTGGATCGCTGCGCCGTAGTTGGCGAGTGTCACCACTCCGAGGACGTCACGAAGGATGTCTTCGGCGAGTTTGCGGCCCTTCAAGAATCCGAGTTGCTCGGGGTTGAAGTAAGGCTGGCGGGCGAGTTCGCTCGATGTGAAGGAGAGCGCTTGGTATTTGCGCTTATTCACCGTGATCTCGCGGGAGTTGATCGCGTTCGAGTCAGAGAACGAATATGTTCCGTTGAAGTCGCTCGTCGCGTCTGTGGCGAGAGGGAAGAACGGAACGGAGATCTTGTCGGTGCCTTGCAGCGGGACGCTGTTGTAGACAGTCGAAAAAGAGTTGAGCGGGAGAAGTGCTTCACGAAGCGCCATGAGAGCGCTGTCGAGAACGACGTTCAGTTTGAGTTCGGAGCTGATGGTGGTGGCCATGGTGTGATTTGGGTTTGGTGGGTTGGATTCGGGTTTTCGTGAATTATTGCGGTGTCAAATTTTTAGACGCGATTTCGAGCGCCTTGCGGTTGGCTCGGAAGATGCGGGTCTTTTCTGCGCCCGTGGCGTTTTTCCACTGGTCGTAGATGTTCGCGGCATTTTCTGTTGGCGTGACAGCTGGGATTTCGCGGGCTGCGGAAAGGCCGAGGCTGCGCTCTAGGCGTGCGAGGGATTCACGCTCGGTGGCGAGTTCGGAATTCACAGAGTCGAGCTTGGCCTTGTAGGCGACAACCTCAGCGCGGGCTTCATCGCGCTCGGCGATGACGGCGTTGTATTTGGCGAGGATTTGGTCAGCGGCGGCGAGCTTAGCCTGTGGCTCGGCTGGGACTTCGGCAACTTCTGGCGCGGGAGCTTCGACGATTTCCTCGATAGCGGGGGCGATGACTTCTTGCGCTACGGGTTCGGCTTCCACGGCGGGAGCGGGTTCGGTAGCTGGTTGCTCAACTGGAGCGGATTCGCTCACGACGGTTGCCTCTACTGCTGGGGCGGCGGTTGGTTCGATGTTGTCCATAGGTTTTCCCTTCGCGAACGTGTCAAAACGAGCGCGGAGATTTTCGGGGGTGGCTGTTGCAGCTGCTGCGACACCTTCCTCGATAGCGTCGGCAAATCCGAGGGCCACGGCTTCGACCGCGTCGAGCCATGTCTCGGCGTCCATCATGGCGGAAATATCGGTTTCGTTCATGCCGGTCTTGCGGACGTAGGCGTTGCGGAGATTGACTTTGAGTTTGTCGAGGAGGTCGGCTTCTTTGCGGAGGTCTTTGCTCTCACCCATTGAAACGGTCCACGGGTTGTGGATCATGAGCAGAGCGTTGTCGGCTATGTAGACGGGCGACCCTGCCATGGCGATGACGCTGGCCATTGATGCTGCCATGGCGTCTATGTGGACGGTCAATCCGCCTTGGTGCCTGCGAAGCGCATTGTAAATGGCCGTTCCCTCAACCACGGACCCACCGGGCGAGTTGATGCGGAGATGGATGTGCTGGCCTGCGAGCTTGCTGAGGTCTCCGAGGAACTCTTTGCTGCCTGCGCCAAAAGCACCGATCTCGTCGTAGAGAGTAACGGTGGTCTCATTGTTGCCGGTGGATTCCAGTGCATAAAATTTCGGGGTGGAGGTGGGTGTGGTCATGGTTGTTGTATTGGCGTGTCGGCTGCGTCTTGTGGCATCTGTGCCGCGATGCCTCGGCTGACAGAGTTTGGAAAAACTTCGGAGATGTTGAGACCGAGGGATTCGCATTTGGCTTTGCGGCGGAGGTAAGTCTGGATGACATCCTCCTCTTCCTCTTCGGCGCGGAGGCCTTGCATATTGTAAAAGCGAGTCGGCGAGATGTGGCCCTTGTCGAGTTGTTCGCTGTAGGCGCGGGCGTCGCGGCCTGAGTCCACCGTGATCTTGCGTGGGGCGAGCCATTCGTGACGCCACCAATCATCACCGGGGTAATCCAATCGACCGGCTTGGATCTCATGCCAGAGCCAATATTTGTAATAAGGGCGACAAAACTGATCGATGACCATTTGTTGAAGGCGCTCGAGGAAGTTCTGTGTGACTTCCAAAACGGCGCGCTGCTCGGTGCCCGCGAGTCCGACATTGACCATCATGGCTTCCGGTGGCAGGCCGATGGCAAAGGCGACATCGGAGCGGAGTGCTCGCATGACGGCTTCGTAGGTCTGGCCGGGGATGTCGTTTTTAAATGCTTCGAGCTTTTCGCCTGGCTTGAGGCGGGGCAGTAGGATTCCGTTCGGAAGGTCGCTTGTAGAAAGGTCGCCGACTTCGTTGCTGGTGGATTTCAGCCCGGACCCGAGTCCGATCTTGGCGACCTCGGAGGAGGTGACCATGTAGCCAATTTGTGATCCGGCCTTGTAGGCTCCTTTGACGAATCCGTTGATCTCGGAAATATCGCGAAGGTTGGCGCATGCGGAGTGTAGCCATGAAACGCCACGGGGTTGTCCGTGCCGACGGATGTGGCGAAAGTGTAGCACCTGATCGGCGGTGATATCTTGGCCGTCGATGATGTAGGATGACGGTGCACCGAATGTGTCGAGGCGCACGCCGTCATGGGTGAACTCGTCTGTGTTGCCAAAGCTGTTGATGCCGCCGATGGCCTCGCCACCAATGAAGCGGACGCGGGATGCGTTCTGTTTTGTCGTGAGAAATTGGGCGAAAAAATCACCATCGATGGCGACTTGGCGAAGGATCAGACTTTGCGCGGTGTAGAAATTCACCTGAGCGCCGGCATCGAATGCCCACGCCTCAGCGCAGTTGCGGTCTTCAAAATACTGGTCGACCTTTTTGTTCCACGCGAGATTTGAGGTTTTCGGCTGGACGACAATGCCTGTGCCGATCGCACGCTGGGCGAGATGCTCTACGATGTAGGTCGCTTGCGGCGCGTTATTGTAAAGCCAGCGAGCGAGGCGCAGGATCTCCATGCGCGAGGTGGGCGTGAGTTCGCGCTTGGGGTCGGTAGTCGGCATCCATATGTAGCCGCGATTGAGCGAGGGTTGAGCGGCCTCAAATGCAGCGGCTTTGGCTTCTGGCTTGCGTGGGCGTCCGGCCCCTGGGCGTAAGCCACCCCGCTTTGATACTTTGATTTCGCTTTGATTTATCGACACGCCCCAGCGGGCTTGTCAAACGCAGGTGCCGTATCGGCTCCGGTCTGCGATATCAAATAGCTGCCTGCCGGTCGGGCCTTCGTTGAGAATCTCTTCGACGGCTTGGAGAAGGAGCCACTTGGGAAAGGAGATCGTGCCGGCGGTGCCGGTGCCGTCTGCCGAAAGCGAGGTGATGACGACTTCCTCGGTTGCGCTGGCGAAGGTAGCGAGCGCGAGGGCTTCAAGCTCCGCCGTGGTCTTTGTGCGGCGGAGGAAGGATTTAACGCCTGTCATTTTGTCGAGGTCGGACATGACCTCGGGGGCGTGTCAAAATGGGTTCACCACGGAGGACACGGAGAGCACGGAGGTGGAAAGAGAG